CGTCCTGCGCCGCGACGATGAACGGATACACATCGAGGTTGGATGCACTGGTCGAGTAGAGCCCGGTCGCGCCGACCGCCGCGCCGCCATCCTGGATCGATGGCAGATCGGGCGATGTGATGAACCGGAACCGCTCGCACTTGCCGATTTCGTTCGCGATCGGGGTGCCGCTCGCATACGCCTCGGCCGGCACAAAGTTCGGCAAGTCACGGATGTCGGGCTCCAGGTCCGTGTGGCAGTAGACGGTATAGCCCTCCGCCACCGGATCGGTGCCGAAGTCCTGGCTCGCCTTCAGCACCTTGTTGACCGGCTTGCCGTGATTCGCTTGGAGACCCTTGGCGATTTTGCGCACCAGACCGAGCGTGAGCCCGCCGTTCGTGGTGACGATGCTCGTGCCGGCACCGCCGTAATAGACGTTCGTGCAGCCCCGCAGCGCGCCCCAGATGATCATTTCGTTGACCAGGTTTACTCGTTCCCCGATCTGCTCGATCATGGCCTTGGGGATGTCGTCTTCGTACAGGTCGTAGGTCTTGTCGGTGAAGCCGTATAGACAGCCGTATTGCTGCACGACCACGGTGATGTCGAGCGGCACGATGCTGTCGGGCGGCGGTGTGACGCCTTCCTGGATCTGGTGCGCCTGGGTGAGGACGTTGCCGCGGTCGCCGGTGCCGGTTTGGAAGAACTGGTTTTGTGTGGCTGCGCTGGTCGCTGTGGCGCCGTATGGGAGCCACTTTCTGGCGACGTACGTGTCGCTGTTGTTGCGCGGCATGGGGATTTGCCGGCCGGTCTTGCCGAGCACCTCCAGCGGCACGGCATGACTCAATATTTCGCCCTTGTAACGGTTTATTCTCCCCGGTGTGAGGGCAAAGTTCTGCATCGCCATGATTATGGTCCTGTGAGTTGACGGTTTGAGGGATTGGAACGCGAGAAACCGTCGTCACAGGGCGCCGGTCGCAGGCCGAGCAGCGCGGATACGCTGCCGGTCGTTGGCTTTTCAGTCGTTTAGTGGTAAGGAAAACGGGTCGGCGCCAGTGCTTGCAACACCGACGCGACCCTAACCCCCGATCCTTCGTAGGAGGATACGTTGGCTGCCAGTCGAATACCCGAAGACCTCACTGGTCGTCGATACGGCATGTTGGTCGTGCTCGGTCTCTCTCATCGGATCAAGCACGTAACAGGCTATTGGCTGTGTCGCTGCGACTGCGGAACCGAGCACGTTGTCGCCGGGACCAGTCTGAACCGCCGAGTTAGACCATCCAGATCATGCGGCTGCACTCGTGCGGATAGCTTCACTAGGCTTTCGCATGGCCACACCAAAGGCGGACGCACATCGCCCGAGTACCGCTCTTGGGATCATATGATCCAGCGATGCTCGAACCCGAATTACATCGGATATGCCAATTACGGTGAGCGCGGGATCACGGTTTGCGAGGAGTGGCAAAGTTTCGACCGCTTTCTCGCCGATATGGGTCCTAAGCCCGCGCCCCGACACACGATCGAACGTCTCGACAATGAGCTAGGCTATAGCAAGGCGAATTGCGTGTGGGCAACGCAACAAGTCAATCTGAACAACAGGCGGACCACTGTCTTTGCCAGTCTGAATGGCGAGCGTATGCCATTTGCCGATGCCTGTCGTAAAGCCGGAGTGCCTTACGGAACGGCCTTCTTGCGCAAGAAGAAGGGTTGGCCGGAAAGCCGCTGGTTCGATCCGGTATCAGCGGAACCGTGACTGGAAGCCGGCGGCGAACTCGTCGTCCTCGCTCCGGCTATTCGTCCCGGATACCGCGTTCGATCCCCTTGGCTGCACCGCCGCCCGGATGCGCTCGGCCCGCGCGTCAGCCTGTGGCGTCGCTGGCGCCGCCGGCTTGGCGTTCGCCGCAGCTGCCGCAGCCTTGGTATCGCGCTGGAACAGGCTGATGGCGCGACCGATCACGGCAGCGCTCTCGGTCGCGTTGATGCGGTTCTGGTAGGCCAGGTCCTTCCCCGCGAGCCATTTGCGGAAGGGATGATCCGGGTCCGGCTGCTCGCGTGAGGCGTCGATGGCGCCCACCGTCTGCCGCCAGTCCGGGAACTGATCCTCCAGCGCCTCAAGCTCCCGCTTGGCCACGTAGGCTTGCATCATAGTCTCGATCTTGCCGTCGTCAGTGGCGGCGGCAGTGCCGGTGCCATGGATGCCGGATAGCGCGGCTTCGAGGGCGGCGCGGGTTTGGGCAGCGAGTTCGGGAAAGTCGCGTTCCATAGCGGCGAACGCATCTTTCGGGATCTCGACCTTGCGACCCTCTGGGGTCTGTTTCTGTAGGGCAGCAACCAGCTTCTGCTGATTCCCCAGCGTGCCATACAATTTGCTGAACTGGGCGTCATAGGAAGCCGTGCGCGCAGCGGCGGCGCGGACATCCTCCCAGTCCTTCTTGGTGATCTGGACGTATTCCGGCGCAGGCTCTGCCGTTGCCGCGGTCGCCCCTTCGGGTGCCGCAGTCTCGGGCTTTACCCCCGCCGCAGGCTTTTCCGTTGGCTTGCCGCTGAAGCCGGAGCCGAACTCGGCATCGGCTTCCCGTGCCTCGGCCTCGACCGTTGCGGTTTCGTCGTCTGGGTTCATGTGTGGGTTCCCGTGGCAGCCGCCTTGCGGTGGCTGGTGGCCGTGCCGGTCAGTCCTTGATCACTGGCCGGTCAGCATCGAGCGCGATGAGGCGCTTCAATGCCTGTATTTCCCCGCGGAGTGCCGCGGTGCCCTGCTCGGAATGAGCCGCGTCGTTGCGCTGCCGCACTTCCGCCAGCCGATCCTCAAAATGGGCCTTTAGCCGCAGCCACAGGCTGCTGGCCTTGTCGTGCTCGGTGAGGGCGAAGTCGGTCAGCGCACCGGCCCATACCAGGGATACACGCCTGCCAACGGCAGCAGCCACCCCAGCACCACGAGCAGGAAGATCAGTCCTAGGATCAGCTGCGCGACAAGTCCGAACGGCGGGGGCAGCGGCAGCAACGTTAGAATGTAGAACGCTACGCCGAAGACCAGTACGAGAATGAGCAGGCTGATCAGAATGCTGATCATCCCAGGAACACCCCATCCCCGCCGCGCAGCGCCCGCGCCGGAAAGGCGTCCGTCCGCGTATCAGCGCGAGCCTTCGGATCGGCCGCCTTGACGCGCTCATTCGCAGCCAGAAGCTCGACCAGCCTTTGAGCCAGTCTTTGATGCTCCGTCCGATATGCCGCATAGTCCGCAGCCTCAATCAGCACCGTCGACACGCCATCAGGCACCGCATCGCCAGCCTTGATCGGGTACCAGCAGGGAACGCCCTGCATCGCCCGTGCCTGTTGCGCTAGCCCAGGAATGAAAGGCGCAGGCTGCGGAGACGTGGGGATTCCGGTGAGCGGCGGCGCCTGCTGCGCCGCAGCCGCCACGAACTGCTGCTGTGCCATTTGCGCTCGCCCAGGAATGACAGCCGCTGGAGCCAAGCGGCCAGACAACTCCCGACACAGCGGTTCAGGCGGCAGATTGACCGGACCTTCGTATGTGCCCATCATCTGCTTCGCCAAGGAGCAATCCTGCTCGCTCATCCCACTGCCCTTTCCTGCCTCACCAGCGCACTATATCACCGAGCCCGACGGTGCCGCCATTCCGATATGGCAATCCACACCACAAGGCCAAGGTTCACGCCGATTAGAAGCGCCAGGAGGTCCGACATCACTGCGTCACCTGGGTGAATGCTTGGCCCGGCGCAGCACGGCCCGGCGCCTGCACTGGCGGCTTCGGCATCTGCTGCGCCACAATTTCGCGCCGATGCTTGCGGTCCGCAGCCTGGTTGTTGACCGCGTTCAGCTCCCGCTCGGTATTCAGCTGCATCGCTGTGCGCGCAAGCTCCGTCTTGGCCCTGTCGAGGGATATGTTCCGGCGCGTGGCGTATTCCATGAGCGCCCGATCGTGCGTCATTTGCAGCTCATGCGCCTGCAGCGTGGCGTCGAGGTGCGTCTGTTGCTGGTCGACCTGCACCTTGCCAACCTCCAGCGTGTGCGCCGCAGCGGCGATCTGCGCCTCTGCCTGCGTGGTCTGCTGATCGGCCGTCTGCTTCATGACGCCCAACTTTATCTGGGTATCAGCATTGATCTTGGCAGCAGTAACTTGCGGCGCCTCGGGCGGCGGGGCTGCGTCCAGCTTCTCCTGCTCCTCCTTGGAATACGCGATATCGTCCGGGTCAAGCCGCTTGCTCTTGAGGAACAACTTCGCCCACCGCTTCGGGTCGAGGCCATAGAGCGGATTGGCCACGACGGCTGCCATCTGCGCGATGGACTGGTCCTGGATCGCCCGCTCGACCAGCGCGATCGAGCCATGCGCATCGATCTGGAACTCGCCCTTTTCCTCGTTCGGCACGTCGGTATCGAGCAGCAGCCATTCGTAATACTGCCTCACGACCGGCTCGGTAATGTAGTCGTCGAACGCATAGCCAATCGATCTCAGCAACTGGTTTGCGTTGTTGTTTTGGAGTTGCGCGGCCCCGAAGGTGTCAGGCGTGGTTGCCCCGCTCTGCCCCTGGGTAATCAGCGGAATGGATGTCGTCTCCTCCGCGAAGCGCTCGCCCAGCTGGATGATCTGCATCAGCTGCTCTGTGACGTTCGGGATCTGGATCGCCATCATGGCCTGACGCACGTCCGCGGGGCCGTCGTTGGTGAGAAACCAGATTTTATCTGGCGTAATCGTCCATGACTCGTCGGCTGGCCGGATTGCAGCCTGATTGATCACCATCTGACTGCCCGCGCTCTTGCCCGCATTGTTCAACAACGCTCTCAAAGCCGCGTTCGTCACCTTTTGCGGCGTGCGCATCTGCTCGGCGACGCCCACACCGGCCCAATGCTGCGCCCGGCGCTGCCAGGGCATGCTGTGGTATGGAAAATTGCCGCTGTCGAGCGGGTTGAGCGCCGCGCGCACCACGCTGTCGTTGATCAGCGTGACGATGGCGTGCATCGGGTCCGGCCCGTCGTCGGCAGACTGCGCCGGCGCCTTGCCCGCTGCCTGGTCGATCGCCAGCATTTCGTCCTTGGTTAGCGTGCCGTAGAAGTACCAGACCTCAAACCTTCCCTTAGTGGCCTTGGCGTCGCTGCGGCGCCCGTCGGCCTCGGTGTTGACCTTGTTGGGCCCCTCCTCGAGCACCCGGTCGATCGCGTCGGCAATGTAGCCGTCCAACTTCCGCAACTCGCGGACCTGACGCGCGCTCATGTGGTCGCGCTCGAACACGAAATCGCCGTCGTGAATATTCTCCCCGCAAGCCGGGTCCGGGAAGATGTTCCACGGATCAACCCAGACCGCCGCGGGGATGATGTTCTCCCGGATCTCCAGGTTGATGCCGCCGCCCTGCTTGTCCGCGGTGATCGCCATCACCTTCTTGCTTTTGGGCACGGGAGCCTTGAGCACGCCGACGCCGATGCGGGCCGCGTCCGCGATTACCTTGCGGATCTCGGCGCGATACTGCGTCTGCTCCATCCAGTCGTAGATGCGCTGCTCGGCCGCCTTGGCCTTCTTGCGCGCCATCTCGATCTTCTCGATCGCCAGATCCTTGACGGTGAGGGGCACGCGCGGCGGCTCGGCAGGCGCAGGCGCCGCACCGGCTGGTGAGGAAACCGGTGCGGCACCCGGCATGGCCGGCGGTCCTGGCGGAGCAACGCCAATGCCGGCCTGCGGGGGCGTGGGAGGCGCTGGGGCGGCTTGTGGTGGCACGGCTGGCATCGGGGCGGGAGCAGCCGCGGGCGCCGCTGGCGCCGGCTCCCCGGGCTGCGCCGGACGCGTCAACGGGGCGCCCAGATCGGAGTGCACGACTTGGCTCTCGTCCTCGCTGGCCTTCAGCAACTCCGGCACCGGCATCTCGGAGAATGAGAAAGCCTTGTCGTCGGCGGGCAGCAGGATCTCGGTGAGTTTCGCGACCCCAGCGTCCACATAACGGCTGGTCAGCCGCAGGTAGACCGTAGATTTGTGGTCGGTCTCGCGCGGGCCGCGTCCGGTATCGACCGGACCGTCGCTCGACATGGGCTTGGACCAGCGGGCGTTGGCGAACTCGTGGCGGTTGAGGGCGTCCACGCCCAGGTATGCCTCCTCGGCCTCGCGCCAAACGTCCTCGATGCCGGACGACGACCGGACGCCCTTGGCCTCCTCGCGCCGGGCGGCGATCTGCACGCCGATGGCGGACAGCACCTCGGGCGGGGCCGGGACATGCGGGCGCAGCGCCGCGCGCACGTCGGGCGGCAGACCGAGCAAACTGTCGGAGGTGGAGCTGCTCATGTGGGGTCCCAGGTGATATCGAGGCGCGTTTCCAGCGCTGGCCCGACAGCAAGCGCCCGGACAGCGGCATATTCATTGGTGACCAGGGCGCCACACATTCCGGGCGGGATCGGCATTATCCATTTGGACAGCTGGACCGAATCCGGCATGACCTGCCTCATACTTTGAACGGCATTCCGTACCGCAACGGAGTCGAAGCAGTCGAAGGTAAGGGTGGTGAACATCTCCCCGAGTGTCAGACTGCCTTCCTCGGTTGGGTTCAGAAGCGCCATAAATGTATGAAGCGCAGTAGAGGCAACTCTGGTAAGTGCAGCTTCAGAATGGGCATTCAGCGGCTGCGGCAGTGGCGGGGACGGTGGCGGAGGTGCCGCAGGCCGCTTCCGCGCCCGCTCGCGCTGCAAGAGCCCAGACACTAGCTCGTAGTCGGCTTCAAACTCCCTGCTGCGCCGCGCCTCGCGCAGCGCAATGAGGCCGCGCATGTGGCGGAGAAATGCGGCGCGATCGAACCCGGCTGGCAGGCTGCCGTTTCGTGAGACCTGTTGAGGCTCTGCCAGCGCCACCCGCAGCCGCCGCTCAGCCCTGGCGTAAATCTGGCGGGTGCGCTCGAGGCAAAGACCGCGCAACGCACCAGATTCCCGAAACGTCCGGCCATACCGGCAATAATCCCGGATGATCTCGCGCTCGCGCGGCTGTAGCCTGGTCGCTATCGCCCGCTTAACGTCGATGCGCCGGATAAGGTCATCCTCGACAAAGTTCACGCAACTTCCGCAAGCCGGATCGCATCGTCGAACAGACGCACGACGCTCTGCTGCCTCCGATGGTCCCCATCGTTGTAACGATACACCGCCGAAGCACGTCCTTTGAACTGGTTCCGCGCGCTCTCCGGCAACACCGGATAGACGTAGTCCACGAGCAACCGCGTGGCCTCGCGCGCATCCCAATCGGTGGCAGCTAGCAGCCAGCCAATGACACAATGCGCCGGCTCGTCGGCCAACCCAAGCTCACGCTGGGTCCATCCCTCATGGCCGGCAATCCCGTCCCGCGCCAGCTTCAACCTAACCAGGTCGGTCAACAGTTGC